ACCAAGACGATGGAACAACGTGTTGCTGCTAATACTGAACTTGGTAGAATATTAGATGAGCAAAGCGAAAAGATGCTGCAAAATGTTGACTTACAAATTAAAGCAGCACAATTAGAATTTGATAAAAACAATAACCAAGAAAATTACATAGCTTTATTAGAAGCACAAAACGAACGTGAAGCAGTACTTGCTCAAATAGAAGGTTTTAGATCAGAACAATTAATAAACCGTATTTCTTTAGAACGTGAAGCAGCAGATTTAAAGAAAGAAACAGATGAAGCTGAATTAGAAAGATTAGAAGGATTTGCAGAAAGAAAAGCAGAAATAGAAGAACAAAATAGACAACAAATTTACGATACTTTAGATGCTACAATAGATGCAGCAGGTGCAGAAACTAAAATAGGTAAAGCGTTATTTATTGCTAAACAAGCTATGCTTATTGAAGAACAGATTGCACAAGCTAAAGCAACATTACAAGAATTAGGATTAATAGCAGCTAAATCAGTAGCAGACACAGCGTCAGGTGCAGCAAGTACAGCTAAAGTAGGTTTTCCACAAAATGTACCATTACTTATAGCGTTTGCAGGACAAGCAGCAGGTATTATATCAAGTATAAAATCAGCAGTAGGAGCAGCAAAAGGTGCAGCATCATCAATGGGTGCAAGTGGCGGTGGGGGTTCAATATCTGCACCACAAGCACCAAGTTTTAATGTAGTAGGAGCAGCACCAGAAAACCAATTAGCACAAGCAATAGGTGAAGATAATAAACAACCTATAAAAGCATTTGTAGTAAGTAATGATGTAACAAACGCACAAGCATTAGATAGAAACATTGTAGAAGGTGCTTCAATAGGATAAATAACAAAAAACACTAAATATTATTGTTTAATTATGGATATAATAGAACTTTTTATAGACGAAACAGATGAAGCAGCAGGGATAGAAGCCATAAGTGTGGTAGAAAATCCTGCTATTGAATCAGATTTTATAGCATTAAAGAAACAAGAATTTAAACTGGCTGAAGTAGACAAAGAAAAGCGTATCCTTATGGGTGCAGCTTTGATACCTAACAAACCTATTTACCGACAAAGTGGCGAACAAGAATATTATATATACTTTTCTAAAAACACAGTACGTAAAGCAAGTGAATTATTCTTTATTAATGGCAATCAAAACAATTCTACCCTTGAACACGAACTTGAATTAAAGGGTCTTACAGCGGTTGAAAGTTGGATAGTGGAATCTGAACAAGATAAAAGCAGAATGTACGATCTAAACGTACCTATGGGGACTTGGATGGTATCTATGAAGGTAAACAATGATGACATTTGGCAGAAAGTCAAAAAAAACGAAATTAAGGGCTTTAGCATAGAAGGCTACTTTGCAGATAAATTAGAAAGACCTAACGAACCAAAAAAAGAAATGAGTAAAGAAGAAATAGCAGAAGCTAAAATAGAAGAACTAAAACAATTATTTAGTACTGAAAAAGTTGAATTAGCTTTAGAATTAGGTGGAATTAGGTCAATGTCTAAAAAATTAAAAGGTGATATTAAGACATACAACAAAAAGTTTAGTGTACTTGATGACCTTGTAAGGGATTTAAGTAATGAAGCGCAAGGTTTGGATAAAAGAACAGAAAAGTTTTATCAAGAAGTTCAAGATATTAAAAAGTCTGGACAAAGACAAGCTAAAGATTTAGGTATTAAGTTTGAAAACACTCCAATAGGAAAAGAAGTTAATTCTATAGAAACAAGTATTTTAGTGGGTGATTTAGAAACTATTAAAAAAGGACTTAAACTGAAAATATAACAATATTATAAATGAGTAAAATACCAAGCCCACAAAACGATAGTAGGGCGTGTTTATGTCCTGATGGTAAAACATATTCACGTGAATGTTGTGATGGTAGTTTTCAAGCACAAGGTATTGGTAACATAACTAAATCATCTATTACAAGATACTACACAGTAACTAATTGTAATGGTGGTACAAAGCACATACACACGCACGATATTGATTTAACAGTAGGTAATGTTTATTTCTTAACCTTTGTTCATCATAATCATACAGACTGCTATACAATAACAGCTACAAGAAGCAACGGACATTTTGAAATAAGTGCAGCAACTGCTTATAATAATTGTGCAGCCTGTCAAGCAGCAAACTAAAACACAACAAACAGTTAAAAATATTATTATATAACTATGGATTCCAAAACAAAAGAAATATTACAAAAGTTTTCTGCACAAAAGGTTGATTTAGCAAATATTAAAGATTTTAAAACAAAAATGAAAACCTTTGATAAGTCAGTACAAAATTTTACATCAGATATAGTAAGTATAGTTAATGTAAAAGTAGAAGCAAGAAAAAAATACACAAAACTTGTTAATGATTTTTCTGATTTAGATAAAGAATATGACCAATTTAAAAAAGCAGTTCTTGATTTAGGTGTAGATATGCCACAAAAAATTGAAACTGATTATAAAATTGCACTACAAATATTAAAACAATCAACTAATGATTATTCAGAATTAGTTAAATAAAATTATAATATGAAACCAGACGTAAAAAGAATACTTGCAAAGTTAAGTAAAGAAAAAGTTGAGTTAGCAACTGAAAAGATAGAATTAGCAGCAAGAAAACCCCAAGCACTTTTAAAAAACGCTAAAAAATTAAACCTTGAAATTGACAAAGCAAAAAATAAAATAAATAAGGTTTGGGTTGTTTATGAAAAAGCCTACAATCAATGGCAACAATTTCTGCGTACAACAGAAAGTTCAGCAGATGAAATGAATACTGATATTGGATTTACTATGGATGCTTTAGCTGATTTAGGAGTTGATTTTACAAATGTTAAGGAATTAGGTATGGCGCAAGATATAGTAAATAAAATAGAGCAAGATTCTAAATCTTTAAGAACCTTATACGGTAAACCCCTATAAAAACACAACAAACTAATTACTAATTTATTGTAATATATATGAAAGCAACAGATATGTTAAACGAAGTAAAAAAACTAATTGGTGTGGAAGCATCAATAGAAGTTAAACTGGCTCAAGCTGAACTTGAAAATGGTACTATCATTGAAAGTGAATTTGAGATAGGTAGTGAAATATTTATTGTTACTGAAGATGAGCGTGTCGCTTTACCAGTAGGTGAATATAAACTTGTAGATGGTGAAACACTAATTGTAGAAGAAGAAGGTATTATAGCTTCTATTGGTGCAGCTGAAGAAGCACCTGCTGAAGAAGAAGTAGAAGCAGAAGATAAGCCTAAAGAAGAAATGGGTTATGCTACTAAAGAAGAACTTCAAGAAGTTAAAACAATGGTAGAAGAAATAAAAGCATTACTTGAACCTAAAGACCAAGAAATGTCTGATGATATTTCAACTGGTGTTAAATCAGAAGAAACAACTACCAAAACTGTTTACGCTGAAAAAGAAGAAATGAGTGAAGTAGAAAAAGTATCTCATAATCCAGAAAGCGAATCTAAAAGAAATACAAATCTTTATTCACAAAAAAGAAGTGGTAACACTTTGGATAAAGTAATGGATAGAATATCAAACTTTAAATAAATAAAAAATGTCAACAACAACAACAACAAGCAATAGCGTATTACGGGCAAGATCAAAACAAACAACTTTGACTACTACTCAAGATATTAAAGCAAATGATGCAGGGGTAGAATTTAATATTGCTACAGATGCAAAAATAATGACACTACCTGCAATTACAGCAGAAAATATAGGTGCAGAATTTACATTTAGAAATACAGGAGCAGATGGTAATAACATTATTACAATTTCACCTGCTGCAACTGATGCAATACACGGTACAATTGCTGCTGTATCTTCAGGGGGTGTAAACAACAAAAATTGGATCAACACTAAAGCATCTGCAAATAAAGGTGACTGGTGTACACTTAAAGCTGTATCATTAACTGACTGGTATATTACTGGCGGTGATGGAGTTTGGGCATCTGAATCATAATAAATAATAAATTAAAAAATATAAAATGGCAACAACTACATCAATTACCACCAGTTATCAGGGCGAATTTGCAGGAAATTATATTTCTGCTGCACTTTTAAGTGGTACAACTTTAGATAACGGATTAATTACCGTTAAACCTAATATTAAATTTAAAGAAGTAATCAAAAAAGTATCAAGTGATGACATCGTAAAAGATGCTTCTTGTGACTTCGAATCGAGTTCAACCTTAACGTTAACAGAACGAACGATTGAACCGACTTACCAAAGCGTAAATCTACAACTTTGCAAAAAGGATTTCCAAAATGACTGGGATGCGATTTCTATGGGATATTCAGCACACCAATCTTTACCAACTTCTTTTAGTGACTTTTTAATTGCTCACGTAGCATCTAAAGTAGCACAAAGAACTGAACAAAGTATATGGAATGGTGCAGCAGCAACTAACGGACAGTTTGCAGGATTTGCAGAACTTATGTTAGCAGATGGTGATGTAACAGA